CAGTTAAATCGAAAAACGAAAAACGGGAGGATTTTATGGAGAATAACCAATTACTTGAACAGCTTTCTGCCGAGGTACACAATGGCTGGTGGGACGAAAAGAAGAGACAGGGTTTTCACCCGCCCCTGGAGTGTCCGGAAAGGCCGCCGGAGAGCGTGCGCGACAAGTTTACTAAAACTTGCGCCAAGTGCCACGCGGACATGTACCCTTACAGCGAACTGCCGGAGCATGTCAAGGAGTATGACCGGGTGATGGTCCGCACCTGCCTGAAGGCCATTGAGGATGCGGGCTATGAGGTAAAAAAGAAACAGGAGGAAGCTATGGTTAAATTAGAACATGACTTACTGACCGACAAGTATACTACTGTTTACCATGAACCCAAGAATGAAATGAATTACAATGCGCCGCACAGGTTTATCGTGGCTAAATCAGAGTGCGAAGAGGGTAAACCGCCGGAGCCCCTTGCCGAAATTCACTTCCAAGAAGGTCCGATCAAAGAATGCGGCGTTAACGGCGTGTGCAACGAGGACCTGATTGCCATGGTTATCACGCGCCTTGAACACTTCCAGAAAAGCGAATTTGCCTGCCGTGAGAACGCACTGGCGATCACCAAGCTGGAAGAATCCCTGCTGTGGCTCAGAAAGAGGACAATGGGTAGGGAGAGGCGCGGAGTCGAGGGAACGCACGTAAAGTAAAAGGAGCTTTCATAATGACCAAACCTGACATCCTGGGCTACCATCCGACAAAACAGGAACAGCAAGTGATAGCCCTGATACGCAAAACTGAGTACGGCGAGATAACGGCCAAGATACAGGCGGGCCGGATCGTGATGATTGAAGAGAAGAGGACTACGAAGATAGAAAAATAGAGAACCTTTCTCCGAAGGAACAACCATAGGGGAGTGCTGGAGCCAGAGAGCAGGGATTCTGCTTTGTGGCCCTAGCACTCCCTTTTTTTATACCAAACAACAAGGAGGCTTATACATGAGCGAGAACCCCCAGATTTTCAGCAATCCCTTTAATTCAACATTTTGCGAGATGTTTAACTGCACAACACGCACTCACTGGCTTTTAGGCCGGCCACAGGAAGGAGCACTGGTCATGCCCGGATCGTTGCGGCTGTGCCACGACTGCGCTATCAGCGTGGTAAAAAACCTGCCGGATGCCCTGCTGGTCCATGTTGATGTGGAAAAGGCATTTAACCTGCTGCCGGAAGCGCAGAGGGACGAAATCTTTGACAGGCTCTTTCCGTCTGCGGAATCGAAGGACGTGCTAAGTAATCTCCTGGATACCATGGACGAAGAAGAGGTCAGGGGTCTCCTGGTGGAGCACGGCTACTTATCGGAACTGAACCCAACCGGAGAACCGGGCGGCAATTCAGGGTCCGGAGATCAGATTGCTGTATTTAAGTGCCCGCACTGCGATTATGAGGCTTCCAATATTGCCGCGCTGAACGGGCATATTGGCGGCAAACACAAGGGGGCGAAGAATGCGTGACCGATTACGCCATGGCAGTAGCTCTGATTGTCATTATAGCTCTGCATGTTTGGACGGTTTGGCAGCACAAGCAGGAGCGCAGGGACCTTTTATCCAGGATTATGGCGCGGGATTTGACTGAGTACCAGGTGGCGACCAGCAGCCGCCCTCCACCTAAGTCGGCAAACCCTATCAGGGAGAATATTAAGCGGCAGTATGAGGTGGTGAAGTGATGCTGGAGACAATTAAAAACGTGGCTTCTGGCTGGGGGAATAAGTTGTCGGAAGTCTTTGGAGGGGGCAAGGAAGGGCCGCCTGTTTTTAAGGATGATCTGGTGGAGTTTGTGGACAAAGAGTATAAGCGCCGCATTGAAGAGAGACGGCCGTTTGAGATCCAGTGGCGGCTTAACCTTGCTTTTTACGAGGGTAACCAGTTTGTAGACATCAACACGGCTTCAATGGCCCTGGAGGAACAGCCAATCTTGTACGACTGGGAAGAACGCGAAGTATTTAACCACGTCGCGCCCAACATTGAGGCCCGGATAAGCAAGTTGAAGAGAATCCGGTTACTATTGAAGGTGCGACCAGGTACTACAGCGCAAAAGGACGTACATAGCGCCAAGGTAGGTAGCCATATCCTGAAAACCTCTTACGATGACCAGAACATGCGCGACAAGTACAACGAAGAGCTATCCTGGATGGAAGTGTGCGGCACTGTCCTGGAAAAGCGGATATGGAACCCTAAAGCAGGGGCCGTCATCGGCGTTATGCAAAACCAAGACCCCGAAACCGGGGAGGCCACGCAGGAAGAAGTCTACGAGGGCTGCACGGAAACCATTGTCTGCCCGCCGCAGGAAATACTTCCTGATTCATGCTACCACCAGGACGTCGATTCATGCAAAAGCATCATCCACCACCGGGCTATCCATGTTGATCAAATCTTCGAGGAATGGGGCGTCAGGGTGTCCCCCGAGAAGGCAGAGGCAGAGAAACTCCAGAAGAGCATGATTGGTACCGGAGGCCTGGGATATGGCCAGGGCGGTTTCAGGATGCACACGGTCAAGCTGGAGAACCACGCCATTGTCAAAGAATACAGCGAGCGCCCGTCCAAAAAATACCCGCAGGGGCGCTTTATTGTTATCGCAAACGGCAAGTTGCTGCACGCAGGACCTTTGCCGTTTATGGTCGACGACGATCAAAAGCCAGGCCTGCCCTTTGTCAAACTGGTATGTCTACAAAGGCCCGGCTGTTTCTGGGGCAAAACGGTGCTGGAAAGACTGATCCCTGTTCAGCGCAGGTACAATGCGCTTCGTAACCGCAAAGCTGAGTACCTTAACCGCTGCGCTATAGGCCAGTGGTTTACCGAAGAGGAATCGGTGGATGAAAGTCAGTTTGCGGTGGAGGCCGGGATGCCCGGGGCAATTCATACCTACCGTAGGGGTACAAGGTTGCCGGAGATGGTGCGTAACCCGCCACTGCCGGCTGCCTTTGAGACTGAAGAACAAACCTTGCTTAGTGAATTCGCAATCCTTTCCGGTGTTTCAGAGGTAAGCCGTGACAGTTCTGTGCCGTCTGGGGTTAACTCCGGTGTGGCGATCGGCCTATTAAAAGAGCAGGATGATACCAGGCTTTCCAATACCGCTGACAATGTTGACAGGTTTATGATTCAGGGAGGCAAAATGGAGTTACGGCTTAACCGCCAGTTTGTTACATTGCCGCGGACTCTGCACTCAATAGGCAAAGACAACGTGGCCGAGGTCATTGATTGGACAGGCTCAGATTTGCACGCTGATGATGTTATACTTGACTGCGCTTCGGCTATGACCGAAAGTCCGATTCAAAGACGGGCCATGGTATTTGATTTAATTAAATCAGGCCTCATGAATGATCCCGAAACGGGCAGGATTGACCGGGAAATGCGGAGCAAGATATTTGAGATTATCGAGTTCGGTGAATGGGAAAGCGCAGACGATGAGGAACAGCTTCACCTCGGTAAGGCCGAGCGTGAAAACAGGATGCTTGAAAAAGGCCGGTTTACACAGCCGGCAAGTTTCGATGACCATGTTATGCACATTTCACGGCATAACAAGTACCGACTGACCACCGATTATGAGGAATTGATAGCGCAAACTCCGATGATTGATAAGCTGTTTGCCGCGCATGTTGAAATGCACATGGTTTATATGCAGCAGGCAGTCATGGCGCAGATGCAGCAACAAATGGCTGTCCAGCAACAAATGGCTGCTGGGCAGCAGAATGCACCTGTACCATCGGACGATGGAAATGGTGAAAACGCCGCTTAAAACAGCGGTTTTTTTATACTCAAAAACAAGGCGACAACTCCCTTTGGGGGAGCCGCCAAACAGGAGGTAGTTTAATTTATGGATGGCCAATTAGTCGATAACTCCGTTTCAAGCGCAAGCCCGGCGCCGCCCGCACCGGAAGTAGTTGTAACATCACCTACACCGGAATCCAGTCAGGCCCAGATAGCAGCCCCGGCGCAGCGCGATCCAGCCGTTTTGAGTGCGATACTTGAAGGAGCCGACCCCGCAACGCTGTTTGGCGGGCAAACCGAACAGCCGCCGGCGGCAGCGACACTGCCGCA